ATGAATTTTGTGTACACTATTGTGTATACGGAAATGGGAGTGTACACATTGCTAACTGACACCAAACTAAGAAAAGCGCTCGGTAAACGCCGCGATAAAGTCGAAATTATTTCAGATTCTCACGGGCTAAACGCCAGGCTAACTATTTCGGGAGGCGTCACATTCTTTTACCGCTATCGGTGGGACGACAAGCCTGCACAGCTAACAATTGGTAATTATCCGTCTATATCGCTCTCACAGGCAAGGGAACGAAGGCAGCAATTTCGCTTATGGATAACAGAGGGGTACGATCCGCGTAAGCAGGTGGCTTTAGAAAGGATTAAAAAGGTCGATGCAATGACGGTTCAAGAAGCGTTCGATTACTGGGAAGAGCATTACTGCAAGCCCGAAGGGCTAATCAAGATCCACAAAAACCGTCAGGATTTCCAAAACCACGTAATGCCCGTATTGGGAAGCATGATCGTCAATCACACCACTAAAACCCACTGGCTAAAGCTGTTTGATGGCATGGGCAGACGTGTAATCACTGGGCAAATCCTTAGCCTGATGCAGCGAACTTTCAGATTCTGCCACAACCGGGGAGTGATCGACGTCAACCCGCTTGTAGATTTAAGACGGTCTGACGTGGCAATCGCCGCCGCCATGAAAGACAGAGTTTTATCTGATGATGAAATCAGAACGATTTGGAATGTTCTGGATGATTTGCCCGTACGTCAGCAAATCGTTATGCGATTTCTGATGATGACTGGCTGCCGGAGCACAGAGATCAGAACAGCAAAGTGGGAATGGTTTAATTACAGCGAAAAAACCTGGACGGTGCCAGGCAGTGAATACAAAACGGGTAAGACGGTGAGAAGGGCGCTACCTGATGCAGCCATAACCATGTTGAAAAGTCACCAAAAGGTTTCAGTGACTAAACACGTATTGACCAGAGCGCATTACAACGGGCCAAATGATGATAAACCGCCGGCTCAGCCGAACGTTTCGTTTTTCTCTACTCAAATAATCATGAAGACGGGCATGAAGAAGTGGTCACTTCATGATCTGAGAAGAACGGTGGCAACGAGACTTTCAGAACTTGGCGCGCCACCGCATGTTATTGAAAAATTGCTTGGCCATCACATGGCTGGGGTGATGGCACGTTATAACCTTCACGACTACCTGAGCGATCAGCACCAGTGGCTCAAGGTCTGGGTTCAGCATCTTGAGACGGTGACTGGTCAGAAGTTTGAGTAACATTCACTTCTTCTTCCCACTTAAGCACATCAGCCCTACGCCACCGCTTAGGGCTCCCACCGATAGCTGGCTTGGGAAATGGACGGCTGAAGCACGCTGGCATCCGTACTGGTGTGCTCCAGAAATAAAGGGTGCTACGAGAGATCTTGTAGCGCTCCAGAACTTCACTGGTCACCATAATTTCAGAATTGTTATGGATAGTTTGTCCACCGTTAAAATTCATGCTGTTCCCCTTCCAACTTTACGATCCGCGCCAGAAGCTTGGCGTTCTTCTCCCGCTCGGCGGACTCTCGACGGATAGATGCATTTAGGTCATGCAGCATAGAGTCCAATGCTGCATGCTGCGCCGTCAGCTCCTGCACCATAGCCCGCAGGGTTTCGTTGTCCGCCTGCAGGTCGGCGAACTTGGTGATCACTTGGAGACTAAACGCGCCATCGCCGCTTAAGCCCAGAGCATCGGAAACGTTGTTGATGCTCAGCGTTGTCGCTGACAGGTTGCCGGTTAATTCGATATTTTTTGCTTTCAGTGCTGTATTTTCTGCCAGCAGTGCCGCTAGCTGTGATTCGAGATTGACACTTTCGCGTTTCATCATTCTTTCTCCACACCGTTTTTTAGGTTGAATAAATCCCTCGCCGTGAGGCGATTAATTTGCACAAATAGGGATTCAATAATGGGAAGCTTCGCCGCCCAGAGCATCAATAAGATTTTTTATTAATGCCGACAGTTCACCGGTAATTAATACAAAGTCTGCGTCAAATCGCTGGGGAATATCTTCTCGGTCAATATCATCATTCTTTTCGAGCAGCACATCGGCAATTTTTAGGCGCTTTATCATTCCGTCATCTGCCAATACGAAACTGACTCGCTCCTGCCAATCCAGTGCTAATTTCGTCACAACTTTACCGGCCTCAATATGACCGGCGATTTCGTGAGTAACCAGGTCCTGATGCTTGCTTTTGAGTATCCCCCCGTATGGGAGAATGTCTTTTAACTCGGCTTCTTCCTGTAATGTGAATCCTGCTGGTGGTTTGCCGGAGCGCACCCAATCGGTTAACGTGAGTTCGATGGGGTTTTCCATCATCAGCGGCACCACGGGTAGAGAACCGAGCGTTTTGCGCAGCAGTGCCAGCGTGTCTTCTGATTTTTTGGCGCTGGTAGCGTCGACGATAATCAGGTCGTTAACCGTATCAATCCACAGCCAAACCTGGCTAAACCTGCTGAATGCACGCGGCAGTAAGCTGTGCAGAACTTCGTCCTTAATGGCGTCCTTCTCGGTTTTTTTCAGTTTGCGACGCTGTTCGTTTTCCAGCTTGTCGACTTTTTCTTTTAGTGCCTGCTTAATGACCGGCGACGGGAGGATCTTTTCCTCTTTGCGAGCGCATATCAAAATTTGGCCGTTAACTTCATGCGTCAATGCATCGCTGCAGGAACCCATCGGCGTCACCCAACCGCATTTGGTCATATCCTGACTACCACACGGTGTAAATGCGAACTCGCTTAGCTGCGATTCCATTTCTTCAAAACTTACTTTCCGCGTTAGGCGGTAAATCAAAGCGTTTTTTAAGTTAAACAAACTCATACTTATCTCCGTTCGGCTGCACACCGATCATTATTTCTCTACACACAAAGGAGGGCGCCGGTTTTTAGACGTAAATAAAAATTGATGCATCGTTCAATTTAAATGGATCCGACGCCCACCTTTGTATGCAGTAAAAAAGGGGCGGTAATCGAAGGAAACAATCATTCCCCTGGTATTGGCCGATTTAAGACCTTCGATCCCCGCCAAAGCTACTTTCAGCAAAATCACTTCCAACACAGCTATCACGGTCCTAACGCTATGGGGTTGTGACACCGAGGCGTAACTCCCGCTTATCTCCCGCCTCTCTGTTTTGGTATTGGTCACCAGTTACTGTGACTCAGCCGATTTCCGGGTCTTTGCGTCGGCCAGCGCTGCATCTCACTTGAGAACATCACAACGGTAAGAGCATTGCGTAACCTGGCACCGATCTGGCCGCCGGTCGGTTTGTACTGGATTCTTCCCCAGCCACTGGCCCGGACAACGAAGCTTCTATGTGCGTTCCAATCAATGCCCTTACCGTTGTGTCACAAGACAACCTAAAACTAAATCATCTTAGAGATTGAATCAAGATGTAATCTAAAATTATTTAGTTTTTATGTCCAAAGCCCAACTACTGCAAATTTTGCAGTAGTTGGAAGTACGGGAAGTAGGTGGTCGAGGTGGCGAATAAATTATGGGGGTGAAAATTGGTGCTAGATTAGGGTAAAGATCCGATAACTTGCTATAAAATATATGAATATTTCATTCTGTCTAACGGCGAATTAATCGTCTATGTTCCACCAAAACACCAATGATGTTTATATGCTCATTAATAGAGCTCCTTGTGGCATAGTCTTCATTTAATGGGACCAAATCGAATATTTCCTTTCCTTCTTCACTGATACCCCGAGCCCTGTATTTTTTGAAGGTGGCTTCATCGTCCCCATTTGTTGCAACGACGTAATCTCCGGGGCAGGGGGTTAACTCTGGATCTATGATAATCAAATCGCCCTCAACAAACTCGGGTTCCATTGATTTCCCTTTGATTTTTAGGGCGAAAGTCCCCCTAGAAAAGCTGCCTGTAGTCAAAATATAGTCAATGGTTCCTTCCAGGTTCCTGGCATCACTGCTGGTGGTCCAATTGCCTGCTTGGACATAATTTATAATTGGAACCCTTAATCCTCCGGGTATTGATGGCTCTACGTTAGAACCACTTTCTTTGCCATAAAGTAGATAGCCTTCGCTAACGCCAAAATAATTCGCCAGAGTGGATAACGATTTCCCTCCGGGGACGTTAAGGTCTCGCTCCCAGTAGCCAACGGTGACATCTGAAACGCCCACGGCTTTTCCAAGCTGCCCTTGAGTTAAGCGCCGCTCTTTTCTCAGTTTTCGTACGCGCTGCCCTAGTGTTCCCACAAGTACTCCCCGAAGTTTAAAGCTAAGTAATTTTAGTTTTTATTGACCAAAAATAAATTAGATAATAATATCTAAATAAATTTAGAGAGGTGCTTATGACAACCACTGAGTTAGAGCAATATTTCGGCACTCCAAACAAAGCTGCTGCTTTTTTTGGTGTTTCTCCTGAAGCGTTTTACCAATGGCGAAAAAGGCCCGGGAAGTTGATTCCAAAAGGTCGAGCTGCCGAGGCCGCATATCGAANAAAAGGGAAGCTTAAATACGAACCGTCTCTTTATGTAAAGCCTACTTCGCGATCCATTTCCGCGTAACTACCAAAGGAAAATCAAGATGGTAGACATCAAAGAAACCGTCAAAGAGATGTGCAAAGCCTATCCGGGCGGCCGTCAGGCAATGGCAGGGGCGCTTGGGATGACCATCACACAATTCAACAACAACCTGTACGAAAAGAACGGGTGCCGTTTCTTCGAGCATCACGAATTAGAAGCAATGGAAGACCTGTCCGGCACTAATGCGCTGGCGGAGTATTTTGCGCGCCGTTGTGGTGCTTTGCTGGTGGATGTACCCAAGCTTGATGATTTGGATCAGGTTGAACTGTACAGCCGGTCGGTAACGACTGCGGCGCGCCGTGGGCTGGTCGATCAGATGATTCAGGAAGCTGTAGCCGATGGTGTGATCGATTCTAACGAGGCGCGGGATATTGAGCGGCTGCATGCCAATCACCTGGCGGCGCGTGAAGTTGAAATCCGGTCGATTTTGGCCCTGTTTGGGCAGAAGAAGGGGACTCGCTAATGATTGACACGTCCAGAAAGGGTGATGCCCCGAGTGTGCAGCTCGAGGCATCGGTGCGAGTAATTAAACGGTGTAGAGAAATTAAACGCATGAACAGTGTAATCGAAAATGGCGGATTGCCGCAATTGCGTTGTGTTACGGAGCCGGGCGACCCGATGTCGTTTCGCTATGAGGTCAATGTACAGGGAGGCTGGGTGCCCAGCAACTACCAGTTCGCCGCCTGGGTGGTAGGGAACAGTGATTGGCTAGTCCAACCTAGGGGGCGTTGTGAATGAGCAGATTGAACCCGTGGATCGTTGGTATCGCGACCCTTACGGGAAACCGGTACATGTCATTGGCTATGACCGCAAAAACCAGCGGGTCATTTTCAAAATTGAAAACTACGAGCACGAATGTGTTCAGCCCCTGCGGCAATTTAGGGAAAAGTTCACGAGGGTTCCATGAGCGTTAAATTATCTTCATACGTTTGGGACGGCTGTGCCGCCGCGGGCATGAAGCTGTCATCAGTCGCTATCATGGCACGCCTGGCGGACTTCTCTTCTGACGAAGGTGTGTGCTGGCCTTCCATTGAAACGATTGCCCGGCAGTTAGGCGCGGGAACCAGCACCGTACGAACAGCGATAGCGAAACTGGAAGCTGATGGTTGGTTGTCTCGCACTCAACGTCGCAATGGCAACCGCAACGCGTCGAACATGTATCAGTTGAACGTTGAAAAACTCTGGGTCGCAGCCAACGCCCACCCGCCAGTTTCTGACACGTCAAAATCTGACGCATCAAAATCTGACCGCTCAAAATTTGAGGCATCAAAAACGAGTAAAAAACGCAGTTTTCACCCGTCAGAATCTGGCGGGGATCCGTTAGTAACTTCAAAACATGATCCGTCAGATAAAAACTCTCGTCAGCCTGCTGCGCAGACCGACCAGTCTGAACCGGCTAAACAGGTCCTGAATTATTTCAACCAAACGACCGGCCACTCGTACCGCGACGGCAAAACAACCATCGGGTATATCCGAGGCCGCTTGGCGGAGGAGTACGTCGCCAGTGATTTGATTCTGGTCGTGGACTACCTGACGGCTAAGTGGCTTAACGATCCCCGGATGTGTGACTACCTGCGGCCCAAGACGCTTTTTGGTCCAGAGAACTTCCCGGAGTACTACGAAAAATCTCGCAAGTGGGAACAGTCAGGGCGGCCAGCATGGGTCAATGGTGCCTGGGTGCGCAATGACACGTCAGGGAATTCTCCGCACTGGAACAGTCCTGAAGGGTGGGATCAAACGCTATGAACAAAATTACTACAGCCATTCAAAATCGCGATTTAAACGCCCTGAGTCGGATGATGCAGCCAGAGCCACAAGCGCGGGTTATCAACGGTCAAGCTGAATCACTGGTGGATGCCCTGTTCAAAAATCTGATGCAGACATTCCCAGCCGCTCGCCAGACGGCACTGAGTACGCCAGAGGATATCGCCGCCGCAAAGCGCCAGTGGATTTTGGCTTTTGCTGAGAACGGCATCACGACGCTGGAACAGGTTCGTGCCGGCATGCGGATCGCCCGCCAGCAGGAAACGGACTTCTGGCCAAGTGTTGGAAAATTCATTGGTTGGTGCCGCGCTGGCGCCGCCGCCAACGCAGGACTGCCAAACCTCGACGAGGTAATGAGCGAATTCCGGCGATATAGCGCCACCCGAGATCGCTATGCATCTGCCGAATTATTCCCCTGGTCTGCGCCGGTCATGTACTGGATTGTCTTGGACGTACGCCGCTTGATGTATCAGCACAACTACACCGAGGGCGAGATCAGAAAATCCATTCAGCGTCACCTGAACCACTGGGCGGCCCGTCTTGCTAAGGGAGATTGCGTGCCAGCTCCTGTTGTTCGAATTTCGGACCAACGCCGAGAACCTTCTCCGGCACAGGTGGCGGACGCATCAGGCGAGTACCGGCGCGCAGGAGAGGAATTTATCGGAAGGATCCGCGCACAAAATGGGGGTGCCTCATGCTGATTGACGACATCGCGCTGGCTGAGTCTCTCGAAGACCGTGGGTTGTGGCGCCGCGCCGCGCAGCAATGGCTGATGGTGCTGGACCAGACCGACATATCTGGGAATAGGGAGTTAATCGTTCTTCGCCGTCAGTGCTGCCTGCGTCTCGCTCAGGGGATCCGTAATCAATATTCTGGCGTACGTGAAATGACCGTGTCTGGTGGGGTGCTGCATGGGTAACTACAGACTGATTTACGCCGATCCGCCGTGGGTCTACCGCGATAAGGCTAACGACGGTAAGCGTGGCGCCGGGCACAAATACCCAGTCATGAACGTCAACGACATTTGCCGAATTCCAGTATGGGAGCTGGCCGACCAGGATTCGTGCCTGCTGGCGATGTGGTGGGTGCCGACGCAGCCAGCGGAAGCGCTTAAGGTTTTGGATATGTGGGGCTTCCGTCTGATGACGATGAAAGGATTCACCTGGTTCAAAACCAATCGCCGGAAAGGTAACGCTGCGATCGGCATGGGCCACATGACCCGCGCTAACAGTGAGGATTGTCTGTTTGCCGTGCGTGGCCGCCTTCCTCTGCGGCTTGATGCCTCTATCTGCCAGCACATTACCGCGCCGCGCATGGAACACAGCGCCAAACCGGCGCAGGTGCGTGATCTGCTTGTTCAACTGCTGGGTCATGTTCCACGCATAGAGCTGTTCGCCCGCCAACACGCCGAGGGCTGGGACGCGTGGGGCAATGAAGTCGATAGCGATATCCAACTGGGTGTTGGCCGCGATCCACAAGCTGAAATGTGTGCTGATCGTCAGGAGGTGGCTGCGTGAGCTGTTCCGATGAAACCCCTATTGTGGTGGATTACTACGGCAACGATATATGCCCTACATGTTGTGACTCAATATTACAGGGAGAGCCGCACGTATGTGCGGCTCCATCGTCACCTTGGCTGATTGAACTGGTATTTCCGTTCCCGCCCAGCGTGAACACGTACTGGCGTTCCCCGACTTCTGGCCCGTTATCCGGGCGACATCTGATCAGCGTTAAAGGTCGTCAGTTTCGCGTAGAAGCTATTGCCCGCGTGCTGGAGCAACTACGGCGACTGCCCAAACCCATCAAATGCGATGTGAGCGTGTCATTGCGTTTGTATCCGCCAGATAGACGCGCCCGAGACTTGGACAACTATCTCAAAGCTGCGCTGGATGCCATCACGCATGCCCGGATATGGAACGATGATAAACAGGTGAAACGCCTCAATGTGGAATGGGGGCCGGTAGTACGGTCCGGGAAAGCTGAGATATCAATTTCTGAATTCCAACCGGGCGGGGACTGACTATGTCATTGTGTGATATGCCGATTTGTTATACGGTTGCCATGTGCAAAAGTTCCTCGCGGGTGCAGCTGTCGGGGAACGGTTTTAAAACAGGTGTGGAGAAATTATGAACCCGTTAATCATGATTGACGGCGTATCCGTACGCCGTGATCAGTCTGGTCGGTATTGTTTGAACGACTTGCATCGCGCTGCTGGTGGGCTGAGTAAGCACCAGCCCAGCAACTGGATGCGGTTGGATTCGACACTTGGCCTTATTGATGAATTATCCCGCTCCTCAAATCTGAGGAACGGTCATCCAGTAACCGATTTGTCATACGTCTACTCGCCACTTAACCCCGTGAATGTCATTCGCGGAGGGACGGAGCAGGGGACATACGTCAGCAAAGAATTGGTTTACGCCTATGCAATGTGGATCAGCGCTTCATTTAGCCTGCGCGTTATCCGCACCTTCGACTCGGTTATGGCATCGGTTGATACGGGTCACGCCAATGACCTGGTGCAGGCTGGCGTCACACTGCTGGGCTTCATGCAGTCTTCTTTGAACCTGTCTAATTCCTCGGTGCTGGGTGCCTGCCAGAAGCTACAGGCAGCCGTTGGGTTGCCTGATTTGGCCCCATCCTATGCCATCGATGCGCCAGCTGGTTCAATGGATGGCTCCAGCCGCCCCACAATGGCCTTGAGCACAATCCTGAAAAATCGCGGAATCAATGTCCGGATCACCGAGGCTTACCGCCGTCTGGAATCGCTGGGACTGGTCGAACGTCGATCACGTCCTAGTAGTTCGGCGCGGGCAAAGAACGGGCGCCGGGAATTTTGGTGTGTCAGTCATCGAGGGTTGCGTTTTGGCAAAAACATCACCAGCCCGAACAACCCCCGCGAGACGCAGCCACATTTTTATGAATCCCGAGTGGATGAGCTGCTATCGATGATGCTCACCGCCAGCGCCGTTTGAGGGGGGATCGTTGAAAGCGTTATTAACTCCCATCGTGGTTGCTGAACTGGGGCAGGTGATACTGCGGCCAGGCCGTGATCTAATGCCTATCTTCTGTGGGCGGGTAGTCGTTACGCCCGAGTCCGTCCACCAGCGCAAACTACCCTCTGGGATTATTGCCGAGGGTGGTCAGCCAATCATCAATGCCCCCGAGTGGGCATGGTTTCTTGCGCACGAAAGAGTGATTAAGGCGGCTGGCGGGAGCGGAGAAGTGATTAGACATGCCTGGGATCACGCTGGATGCCAATGGCACGGCGATTATCACCACCACGAAACCACAATCATGAGATATGGCCACTCCGCAATTAAGTTGTGCTGGCACCATGATAATGAGTTGCGTCAGCTAACGACGCCTGAGCTTAAAAAGATTGCTGACAGGAATGCCGCCGAAAGTATTGTTGGCGCTATTGCTAGGCGACTTAAATTACCCTCTTGGCATCAGATTACAGTGCATGAAGTGTGCTGGTGGTCGGTCCTCGTCAATGTGTCCGATTTATTGCCTGAGTCCGTAATGCGGCAGGCTCTACGTTTGCCCCCTAAAGAGCCGCTAGGAGGTGTGAAAAGGGAGTGTGATATCCGCTGGGAAGCGCCCACAAAAGAGATATTAGAACCCTATATAGAACGGGTTAAGTCAGTCATCGCTTTGTTAGTTGATGGAGATCCACCAGCAGGTTACATAAAGCGACCAAAGCTGCAGCGTTGGGAAAGTGAAAAATACACAGGGNGGGTAAAAACACAGGAATGTAGTGGATGTAGACGGCCAGCAGACGACCCGCATCACATCATCAATCAAGGGTTGGGAGGTACGGGGACAAAACCTCACGATCTATTCGTTATTCCGTTGTGCAGGCGGTGCCATGACGAATTGCATAGAGATGTCGCGGGGTGGGAGAGGAAACACGGTAGTCAGGTGGAGCTGCTGGTGAGGTTTTTAAATAGGGCGCTGGGTATAGGCGCAATCACAAAATCAAAACGAGGTGTAGAGAGTGCGTGATATATATGAGCGCTTGGATCACTGGGGAGCTTGGGCGGCTTCTGAGCAAAGTAGTGTAGATTGGCAACCAATAGCTGCTGGATTTAAAGGACTTTTTCCTCATGGGAAAAAAAGTCGTGTCCACTGTGATGATGATGAAGGCATGCTTCTTGATAGTTGTGTCGCTAGATTGAAAAAATATAAGCCTGAAGAGTATGAATTAATTATTTCTCATTTCGTGATCTGTATTTCACTCAGATCTATTGCAAAGAAAAGGAAATGCTCAGATGGCACGGTCAGGAAGGAACTGCAAACGGCGATAGGGTTTATTGATGGATGCCTACATATGATAAAATAACGAAGAGCCGCACATGCGGCTTTTATTTTGTTAGTACTCTTTTCTCTTTAAATAGTTCTTTTATTTTAAGAGGAATAAATGTTGATTGTATGAAAGAGAAACAGGTGAGAAATGATATAACATAGCCTATGATATTAGTTACAAACATTGTAAACTTCCCCACAGGAGGATTCTCTTTTGACAATAAGTAATAAACAAAAATCAACGCAAGGGTCAAAATATATAGTAAAAACAATAAGTAATATTTATTAAAACGCATCGTAAATCTTACTTCTTGATTAGCGATGTCTAATGCACTTAAATTTGTTTTTATGGCTAAGTTTTCACCGGACATTGTAATGACCAGTAACAAAAAACCCGAGAGAATAGAGAAAACATTTGCAACTAGATTTAACGCATCAGTATTGTTGGTTAAAGTATGTGTTAGAAAGTATGAGAAAATAACAGAGACTAAAATATTAATTGTTGTGATTGTAATACCCGTATGATTTATCTTTCTAGCCATTCTAGCCTCCGTCCTGTTTACAACAAACCAGAAGAAACAAAATTCTCTAAAATTTCTTTTGCATGTTTGGCATTAATAGATTTAGAACCATATGGTACAGTATAATAGGTTTTTATCACTTTCAAATCATCCCCTTTTATCTTTTCTCCTTTTTTTGTTTCTAAATAAAAATCAGAGTCAAGTTCATCTATCCATGTGCTCGTATTATTTACGACAGATTTTTCTAGTTCAGAGTTTCCTTTTGCATCTATGGTAAGATGTCCAGTAATACCTTTAGTTCTAATTTCTGGTTCTTTTTTAAATATAGAAGAAAAACAACCGGGGATGTTTGTGAAATCAGTTTCATCAACTTTAATATTGACGTGTAGTGCTTTAAATCCATCATTTTTAATTCGGGCTATTACATCTTTTTTTAGAATAGGTGATGGAGTAACTCGAATGCCAAAATTTTCAAAAATTTTAGCAATTTTGGATTCACACCAATTTGTAGATATTTGCATTAATGATGCGATGTTATTCTTTTTAATAATCAAAAACGCATGAAGGCTATCCATGTTTTCAATGTCAACTAAATCATTCACTCCTACTTGAGCTGGTGTGATCGAAACTTGCTCTTTAGGATTGAAAGTTGAAAATTGGAGGTAATGGCAATCGCTACTAGTGCTAAAATCTTTTAAAGTGAGATATTTTTCATTGCTCAACCTTATGACGGTGCCAACAACAAATTGAGAGCTATTGGATACTTGGTCAAAAAGTACGTCAGTTGTTGACGTGTTGACTTTAAAAGCTCTTACCTGGCATTTCTTGGTGTAGTTATCTTTCCTAGAATCTGAGAAGTTCATATCAACCCTTAATCTTTGGTTATCGTAACAAACAGTAACGCGTACGCAAAAAGTATTATAGTATGATAAAAGTGGTCGCGGTGTTAAGCGGCTTACTCAGAATTTATCATGACTTTCAGTTATCTAATACTGCGTCATAAATGCAAAAGCCCACTCGTACAGGTGGGCTTTTTTTATTGCTGTGAGAAATGGGCGATCGGAGAGCGTTAGCAGCACTCTTCCGATCATTCGCTCATGCGGAAAGGTCACAAGCGAACCGAGGCCCACGCTTTAGTGCACAAAGCGAGTCGAGCCTATCAAAACCGGCGCTTATGATCTATGAAAAACACTGTAAATTTAAACAGTCACACCCTTGTTAATGCTGACTCTCTCGATTTCATCAAAACCCTGCCTGACAATTGCATTGATTTGATCGCGACCGACCCGCCTTACTTTCGGGTCAAGAAAAATGCGTGGGATAACCAATGGTCAAGCGAAGAACAATATCTTAAATGGCTCGACGACATATTCGCGGAATTTTGGCGAGTGTTGAAACCAGCCGGTAGCCTATACGTATTTTGTGGTTGGCGTCTTGCGTCAGACACTGAGTTGCTCATGCGTAAACGATTTAACGTGCTGAATCACATCATCTGGGCGAAACCCTCTGGCCGTTGGAACGGATGCCGCAAAGAGGATTTACGGTCATATTTTCCGGCGACTGAACGAGTCCTATTTGCTCAACATCATAGTGGGCCTCGTAAGCAGAAAGAGGACGTTTATTCAGGGAAATGTGCCGACTTAAAACGCGATGTATTTCGCCCGCTGATCGATTATTTCAGAAATGCTCGTGCCGCGCTGAAAGTAACATCCCAAGAAATCAACGCCGCAACAGGCAAGCAGATGGCGTCACACTGGTTCAGCGATAGTCAGTGGAAACTGCCCAGTGAAATGGATTACAGCAAATTACAGCGTTTGTTTTCTCGCATCGCGGCAGAACAGCAACAGCAGCATCAGCTCGATAAATCACACAGCGCGCTGGCGGACGATTACGCCACTTTATCGCGTCAATACTCTGAGCTGGTGAACGAATATGACAGATTGCGCCGACCGTTCTCTGTTTCCGCGCTCGTCCCTTACACGGACGTTTGGACCTACCCACCAGTTCAATTTTATCCCGGTAAACACCCCTGTGAGAAACCAGCAGAAATGATGAGCGATATTATCTCGGCCAGCAGTAGGCCGGGTGACGTCGTCGCTGATTTTTTCATGGGGTCCGGGGCTACGCTAAAGGCTGCATTAAAGCTTGACCGTATTGGCTTAGGAGTTGAGCTTGAAGAAGCTAGATTTATACAAACTTGTCGGGATATTTCTGATATGTATATGTAGTTCGGGTATTTTTTGGTGCAAAAATTGTCTATTGTTAATAACAATGCCTATTTATCTTGATTTGTATCCGTAGGAGAAATAAGTGAAAAAGACAATTTTCGCAATCGCTATCATTTTCGCCAGCTCTGGAGTCTCTGCAAAAATTCTTTCAGAACCTGACCTTTCTAATCAAGCTACAAATGTCTGCGGAGTTCATGAGCAATTAGACGATAATATTGGTGGGACAAGCATCGGGGCTCTGGATAAAGGAATGATTCAGGCATACAAAGATGCTAAAAAGGCCCATCCGGACATGACTTATTACGGTGAAAAAAATGAAACCGGGTGTGTCGCGCTCACCAAGGAAATGTACATAGGCGATAAGCACAGTTACTCAAAATTCTGAACTTATTTAGGCTAATTAGTCAACAAGGCTCACTCTGGTGAGCCTTTTTTTATTCTCATAAAACACACAGCACCCCGTAACGCGGAGGTGAGGAATATGAAAATGCAAAATCCAGTTCACACATGGGCCGATCTCTCAGAGGTGATCCGCATGTGGTGGAATGGTGATGTGCCGCTGGGCGGTGTGTTGCTGTCCATCGTCATGGCGATCCTTCGGATTGCCTACAGCGGCGGCGGATGGCGGAAGATGTTGCTCGAAGCGCCTCTTTGCGGCGCCATGACCCTGACAGCGGTAAGCAGTCTGGACTATTTCCATCTGCCCCCGACGCTAACTATTTCGCTGGGCGGCGCTATCGGCTTTCTCGGTGTTGACCAAATCAGGGCTGCAGCCTCTCGCATTTTTGGATCTCGCACCGGCGGTACTCCTCCACAGGGATAAACCATGACTAAAGACGAAATCTTTAACGCGGTACTCGATCGCGAGGGTGGCTACGCCAATCATCCAGATGATAAGGGCGGGCCAACGAATTGGGGAGTTACTGAAGCCGTAGCGCGGGCGCATGGCTATCAGGGCGAAATGCGTGAACTGACTCGCGACGCCGCTCTGGCGATTTACGAGGCCGATTACTGGTATGGGCCGCGCTATGACCAGGTGGCAGCTTTGTCGCCAGCTATAGCGGCGGAGTTGTGCGATACCGGTATTAACATGGGGCCGGGCGTGTCAACGCGTTGGATCCAGCGCTGGCTGACGGCATTGAACGACGGTGGACGCCTTTACCCGGACCTGCAGCCAGACGGCAATATCGGCCCGCGTACTATCATGGCACTACGCCAGTATCTGGACACGCGTGGGGCTGACGGTCATCGCGTCCTGCTGCGTGCGCTGAATTGTAGCCAAGGCGCCCGTTATCTGGAACTGGCCGAGCAGCGTGCCGCCAACGAGGCGTTTCTGTATGGCTGGGTACGTGAGCGGGTCATGCTATGAGCATCATCCCAAGCTGGAAAGTAACCGCTGTCGCGCTGGTGGCTGGTATCGCTATTGGCTGGTACATCACTGCGCTGCGTTGGGATGCTGATATCGCTAAGCGTGAGAAAACCAAGGCCGATGATGTCAGCGTCAGTCAGCAAGCGATCATTGCCGGGCAGGCGTTCCAATTTCAGCGCTATAACGAAATAGCCCGTCAGGCGAATCAGTACGGTATCAATATCAGGGCCGAATCCGATGAAAAGCAAATCGTCTACCGCACCATTATTAAACGCGATCCTGCTGGTGGTCAGTGCGTCCCTAACGATGTTGCTGGCCGGTTGCTCGACTATGCGAACCGTTTACGTGCCAGCGCAATGCACTCCACTGCCAGCGGAGTTAACGCAGCCGGTATTAGCTCCGTTGCCTCCGTCTGCCGACTGACTTATGCGCAAGCGGTTTACTGGGTCGATCCGCTGTTAACGGCTTTGGAGCAGGCAAACGCGCAGCTGTTAGGGATTAGTAAGATCGAGTTATCCCGAGCTTCGCATTATTCCCAGAGTGTCCGCGATAATGCCCACCAACGGTAAAGGACTATGGAACAAGAAAACAGAATCACCATCGCATCGCTTGCGGAACAACTGAGGGAATTGCTGGCGCGGCAGGGGCATGATATTAGCCTAGCGGCTAGCCGAGACCTTATCGAACACGTTGTCGCTCAGGGAGTTATGCTGGCGATCATCTAAACACTAAACCAAATATTGAACCTCGATATAGTCCATGCTTTTTATGTTTATAGCAAATCAAGCACATGGCAATGTGTATCAAACTACATCGACTCCTAACCCTTGAAATAAGTCGTTGAGAGTTCAGTTATCGATAAAGAGCCTAAACTCTTTACCCGTATATTCAAGATGGATAATCTGTGAGTTTGGATTCTGAAATGGAGGTGTTATGTCGATTCGTGATCACAACAGAGAAATGATAATAAAGTTTTTCGAACATGGGGATAGTGGAGATTCAGCCAACGCACTATATCGCTTCAATGGAGAAAAAATTCGAGGGATTGAAAATGTCTTAGATTTCCTAGGAGAGAATTACAAAATATTCGGCATGGACAGGAAAAGTGTCGTGAACAACATTCATGCAGCTCGTGTTTCTGAAGAAACTGTAAAAAATATTTAGCAAAAGCTGTGTAGGTGCTTCTTCTTTAAGATCAAAAGTGACTAAGAGATAACCATGCCGCCACGAACACCTAAAGCGTGCCGGGCGCGCGGATGCCGCAACACGACCATCGATCCCGGCGGGTATTGCGAACTGCACAAGGGCGAGGGCTGGCGGTCATATAAGCCCGGGCAGACACGCCACCAGCGTGGCTATGGCTCTCGATGGGAGGATAATCGCGAGCGGGTACTGAAACGCGATAGCTATATGTGTCTCGACTGTCTTGACGAAGGCGTCGCTCGCGAGGCTAAGACGGTCGACCATGTGATACCGAAAGCCCGCGGCGGCACTGACGATAGCAACAACCTTCGCTCCCTGTGCTGGCCTCACCACCGGTCAAAGACCGCGCGCGAACGCCTCAAATGATAATGGTTGTCAATACCATGATGAATGCACCGAAAGGGTGCTTTTTTTTTACATTCAGGGTGGGAGGGGGAGGGTAAATCTCTGGGGGCGAGCCCCTTCCGTACTGCCCGCCCCGTCAAATTTTTATACCCGCGAAAAATGAAATTTAAATCGGAGTGATTTATGGCTGGAACTGCGGGCCGTTCTGGGCGTCGCCCAAAGCCAACGGCACGCAAAGAACTGGCCGGAAATCCGGGTAAGCGGGCGCTGAACAAAGACGAGCCTGTTTTTACCCCACTCAAAGGAGTTTCACCCCCTGATTGGTTTGCTGAAGCCGAACTCCCGTTGGCAATGACAATGTGGGAGTTAACGACAAAGGAACTATGCGGCCAGGGGTTGCTGTGTATTACCGATCTGGCCGTGCTTGAGCGGTGGTGTGTGGCATACGAGTTTTGGCGCCGGGCGGTAATCAACATCGCCCGCCAGGGGAATGTAGTTACCGGGGCCACCGGCGGGCCAATAAAAAATCCTGAGCTGACCGCCAAGAAAGAGCAAGAGTCTGAGATGGGCTCAACGGGCTCGATGCTGGGATTAGACCCCAGCGCCAGATCTCGACTTATCGGCCTGGCTGGCAAAGGGAAAAACGAAAACCCATTTTTGAAAATGATCAGCTCATGAGCCGGAAATCCTACCCCAACGTCAATGCCGCAAATCAATATGCTCGGGCGGTCGTTCGTGGGCAGATCCCTGCGTGCCAATATGTGATTCAGGCATGCCAGCGGCACATTGACGATCTGGCCGTAGAGAAGAGCAAAAAATTTCGCTACCGCTTCGACAAGGATCTGGCGGAAAAGGCGGCGCGGTTTATCCAAATGCTACCCCACACCAAAGGGGAATGGGCGTTTAAGCGGATGCCGATTACGTTAGAGCCGTGGCAACTCTTTATTGTCTGCTGTGCCTTTGGCTGGGTGAGAAAGGGGACAAAGCTTCGCCGTTTTCGAGAGGTATACACGGAGATCCCCCGCAAAAATGGCAAGTCAGCTATTTCGGCTGGCGTGGCGCTGTTCTGCTTTACCTGTGATTCGGAATTTGGGGCCGAGGTGTATTCCGGCGCCACGACCGAGAAACAGGCATGGGAGGTATTTCGCCCGGCCCGCTTGATGTGCAAACGCACGCCGCTGTTGGTTGAAGCGTTTGGGATCGAGGTTAATGCATCGAATCTGAACCGGCCGGAAGACGGCGCCAGACTGGAGCCGCTGATCGGTAATCCGGGGGACGGTTCATCGCCGCACTGTGCGATTGTCGACGAATATCACGAACATGGCACTGATGCCTTGTACACCACGATGTTAACCGGCATGGGCGCGAGAAAGCAGCCCCTGATGTGGGCTATCACGACCGCCGGATACAACATTGAGGGGCCGTGTTACGACAAGCGTCGGGAAGTGATCGAAATGCTCAACGGCTCGGTGCCGAATGATGAACTATTCGGCGTCATTTACACCATTGACGAGGGCGACGATTGGACCCAGCCGGACGTTCTCGCCAAAGCTAACCCCAATATGGGGGTATCCGTCTACCGTGACTTTTTATTGAGCCAGCAGCAACGGGCGATAAATAACGCTCGGCAGGCGGGTGTCTTCAAAACGAAACACCTGAATGTCTGGGTGGCGGCCCGGGCAGCGTATTTCAATCAGGTGAGCTGGCAAGGCTGTGAAGACAAAACGCTGACGCTGGAACAATTCGAGGGTCAACCCTGCATTTTGGCGTTCGATCTGGCGCGCAAACTGGATATGAACAGCATGGCGCGCTTGTTCACTCGTGAGATTGACGGGAAAACGCACTATTACAGCGTGGCGCCACGCTTCTGGGTGCCGTACGACACGGTCTACAGCGTTGAACAGAACGAGGATCGGCGCACCGCCGAGCGCTTCCAGAAGTGGGTAGAAATGGGCTATCTGACCGTCACCGACGGGGCAGAAGTAGATTATCGCTACATCATGGAGGAGGCGAAGCAGGCGAACCGCCTGAACCCGGTTTCTGAGTCNCCTATCGATCCCTTCGGTGCTACAGGGCTGTCCCATGAATTAGCCGATGAGGGGCTGACACCGATCACCATCACGCAGAATTACACCAATATGTCGGACCCGATGAAAGAGATTGAGGCCGCCATAGCGTCCGGTCGTTTCCATCATGACGGCAACCCGATCATGACGTGGTGTATCAGTAATGTGGTGGGGAAAACGCTGCCTGGCAACGACGATATCGTGCGGCCTATCAAGGAGCAGGCAGAGAACAAAATCGACGGCGCGGTAGCGCTGATCATGGCTGTGGGGCGTGCAATGTTGCATGAACCGGAAGACTTCCTTTCCTCGTTAGATCCCGACGAAGACCTCTTATTCCTATGAAGAAAATGATGATTGATGCAATTGGGCTGACCGGGCTCGGCTTGCTGGTGGGCGGTATTTATCAGCAGTTCGGAACAGCTATCGCGCTGCAATGTGCGGGAGCTGCATTGCTGGTATTTGCACTTATCGCCGCCCGAAGGGGGAAACCGTGATACTCGATGCGCTATTCCGTAGTGAACCGCTGGAGAACCCCGCTAACCCCGTGATCGCGGAGATGGCAGACGTTGATGGTTTATTCCAGTCTGACGTGTATGTCAGCCCGGAAACTTCCATGAAACTGGCAGCGGTTTACACCTGTATTTATGTCTTGTCGTCAAATCTGGCGCAGATGCCGCTGCACGTTATGAGAAAAAATAACAACAAGGTCGAGGCCGCCCGCGATCATCCGGCGTTCTATCTGGTTCACGACGAACCCAATACCTGGCAAACCAGCTATAAGTGGCGGGAACTGAAACAGCGCCACATTCTCGGCTGGGGGAACGGGTACACCTGGGTAAAACGTGATCGCAAAGGTGTTGTGTCTTCTCTGGATTGCTGCATGCCGTGGGAAACCACCTTGCTTAAGACCGGCGGTCGCTACACATACGGTCTTTATAACGAGGAGGGCGCGTTTGCTATCAGCCCTGACGACATGATCCACATTCGGGCGCTGGGGAATAATCAGAAGATGGGCCTTAGCCCCATTTTGCAACATGCCGAAACCATCGGCATGGGCATGAGCGGGCAGAAATACACCTCAAGTTTTTTCGGCGGCAATGCCCGACCGGCCGGTATCGTCTCCGTTAAAGGCGAGTTGCAGGATAAAGGCTGGGAAAGGCTGAAAAGGGTCTGGCAGAAAGCGGCGATGGCTCTGCGAAGCCAGGAAAATAAAACCATGCTGCTGCCCGCCGAATTGGATTACAAGGCGCTGACGGTCTCCCCGGTCGATGCGCAGCTGATCGATATGATGAAGCTGAACCGCTCAATGATAGCGGGGATATTCAACGTGCCGGCCCACATGATTAACGATCTGGAAAAGGCCACGTTCAGCAATATCACGCAGCAGGCCATCCAGTTTGTACGCTACAGCATGATGCCCTGGGTCGCGAACTGGGAACAAGAACTCAACCGTCGGTTATTCACTCGGTCTGAACGGGCTGCGGGCTATTACGTTCGATTCAATTTGGCTGGGCTAATGCGTGGCACTCCCCAAGAGCGCGCCCAGTTCTATCACTTCGCCATTACCGACGGTTGGATGAGCCGGAATGAGGCCCGGGCCTTCGAGGACATGAACCCAGTCGACGGACTCGATGAAATGCTGGTAAGCGTTAACGCGGCCAATACGTCTAACGACTTCAAAACCCAAAAAACCGATGAGGATAACACCAATGAATGATCGCGAGACGCGCTGTTATACCGGCGAGGTTCGCGCGGAACAGCAGGGGGATGCNCCAGCCCATATTCTGGGGTACGGCTCGGTTTTCAACAGCCGTTCAGAACCCCTATGGGGATTCCGCGAGGTAATAAAGCCCGGCGCATTTGACGATGTGCTCACCGATGATGTTCGCGGGCTGTTTAACCATGATCCGAATTTTATTCTTGGCAGAAGTGCCGCCGGAACGCTGTCTTTATCAGTCGATGAGCGCGGTCTGCGTTACGACATTACCGCCCCAGAAACGCAGACCATCAGAGATCTGGTGTTGGAACCCATGCGGCGCGGCGATGTTAACCAATCCTCTTTCGCGTTTCGTGTCGCGCGTGATGGCGAACACTGGTACGAGGATGAGGAGGGGATTGTTATCCGGGAAATCAGCCGGTTTTCTCGTCTGTTTGACGTCAGTCCCGTGACGTATCCCGCATATCAGGAAGCCGATTCCGGCGTCCGTTCACTAAAAGCCTGGCAGGAGGCGCGCGACAGCGGTGCGCTACAGAAAGCCATTAACGAAAAAATGGCGCGCGAGCGCCTGCTGACTCTTATCAATGCGTAAGGAAAAATCATGAAACTGCATGAAATGAAGCAAAAACGTAACACCATCGCTGCCGATATGCGCGCCCTGCATGAAAAAATCGGTGACAACACCTGGGGTGATGAACAGCGCACCGAATGGAACAAAGCTAAAACTGAGCTGAATAACTTGGATGCTCAGATTGAACGTGAGGAGGAGCTGCGCCGCTACGATCAGGACTATGTAAACACTCAGGAATCAGAGCAGCGCCAACAGCAGCAGACCCCGGAAGCGAATGGCGAGCAGGGTGATGAACGTCGTACTGCGGCATTTGATAAATTCCTGCGTCACGGGCTGGGTGAAATGAGCGCGGAAGAGCGTCAGGCTTTGCGTGAGCTTCGCGCGCAGGGAACGGCGGCCGATGAAAAAGGCGGCTATACCGTCCCTAAACGTATGCTGAATAAAATTGTCGAGGGTATGAAAGCCTACGGCGGCATCGCAAGTGTTTCCCAAATTCTGACTACATCGGACGGACAGACGATTGAATGGGCGACCTCCGACGGTACAGCTGAGGAGGGGGAATTGCTGGGGGAAAACACGGCAGCTTCTGAAGAAGATGCGGAATTCGGCACCGCGTCGTTGGGGGCAAAAAAACTGTCTTCGAAAATCATTCGTGTTTCCAACGAATTGTTGCAGGACAGCGGCGTAGATATTGAAGCCTATCTGTCGGCGCGCATTTCTCAGCGTTTGGGGCGTGGCGAAGCTAAATATCTTGTTCAGGGCACAGGTTCGGGTAGTCCACTGCAACCCTCAGGCCTTGTAACCTCTGTTACAGGGACAACGGCGGCTGCGTCAGCCAGCACTTTTACGTGGAAAGAACTCAATTCACTCAAACATGCTATTGACCCGGCATATCGCGGTGGCTCTAAGTTCCGCTGGGCGTTTAACGATTCAACACTGCAGATCATCGAAGAGATGGAAGACGGACAGGGGCGTCCGCTATGGCTCCCCAACGTTAGCGGCGGTACTCCTGCGACGGTACTGAACGTTCCTTATGTCGTTGACCCTGCTATTGATTCCATCGGAGCGGGTAAGAAATTCGTTTTCTGTGGTGATTTTGACCGTTTCATCATCCGCCGCGTTGCGTATATGACCCTGAAACGCTTGGTTGAACGCTTTGCAGAGTTTGACCAGACCGCTTTCCTGGCATTTCACCGATTCGACTGCGTATTGGAAGACACCGCGGCTATCAAAGCGCTGGTGGGCAAAGGGACCGCCAGTACCGGAAGCTGATGGAATGAACCGTCATTATCGTTACGCCGCGTAAGCGGTTTTTTTGTGCCCGCGAAAAGGGCGGGCACGGAGATAACTCATGATTTTGTCGTTGGAAGAGATAAAAAACCAACTGCGGATTGATGCGGATATCACCGACGAAGATACCTTGCTGGTGGCATTGGGGCAGGCGGCAGAGGCCAGAACATCGACGTTCTTAAACCGTACGTTGTATGCCCGTTCTGACGACGTGGAACCTAACGACGAATCTGCGCTGGTGGTAACCGCTGATCTGCGGCTTGCGATGCTGATGCTGGTGACGCATTTTTACGAAAACCGGTCATCGGTATCTAATTTCGAAAACACTCCGGTCCCAATGTCCTACGAGTGGATCGCGAGTCCCTACCGGTTCATCCCATTATGAAATCACAACCATCGAAAACCAGCGCTGATTACGCGTATCCAGACCCTGGCGAACTAAACCAGCGGGTACGGCTGCGCCAGCGGGTGGATCTTCCCAATGATGATTTCGGAGTGACTGCGGAATTTACGGGTGAAAAAACCGTATGGGCCAAAGTGCGGCAGGTTGGCGCCACCACATACCGGGAGTCAGTACAAACCGGCGACGCGGTAACGCATTACCTCACTATCCGGCACCGGCCCGGTGTAACCGCTGATTTCGAAGTGGTAATGCCCGGCGGCAATGTCCTGCGCATCCGACGGATCCGGGATTTGAATTCGGCCCGCCGCTTTCTGCTGTTGGAGTGTGAAGACTTGGGGAGTAACACACCTATCGAGGTGATTTATGGCTAGACCCTCTGCCGCGGCGGCCTCTCTGCATATTGACTTCGACCAGCCGGATGAAATGGTGTTTAACCGCGCCAAAATGCGGCGGGCGTTTGTCAAAATCGGCCAGGTTCACATGCGTGATGCCCGTCGCTTAGTGGTTCGGCGCGGGGCATCAAAGCCAGGGGAGAATCCAGGCTACAAAACCGGGCGGTTAGCACGATCCATTGGCTATTACGTTCCGAGGGCGTCAAAACGTCGTCCCGGCCTGATGGTCCGGATCGCACCCAACCAGAAGCGGGGCGAGGGCAACCGACCCATTCAGGGTGCTTTCTATCCGGCGTTTCTGTTTTATGGCGTTCGTCGTGGCGCTGTGCGGCAGCGCCGTCATCATCGTGGGGCCTCCGGCGGAACGCCGTGGCGCATTGCCCCACGCAAGAACTACATGACGCAGGTTCTGGAATCCCGAAAGGCGTGGACACATTACGTATTGTCCCGCGCGCTGCGGGAATCTCTGCGTCCTCAGCGGAAGAAGAAACGATGAAACTCTCGATTGTGATTGCCGCCCTGCGGCAGCGCTGCCCATCGTTTGCGGGGCGCGTAGCGGGTGCCGCGGAACTCAAGGTGCTACCGGAAACCGGCAAAATGTTGTTGCCCGCGGCCTACGTTGTGCCGTCCAGTGATGATGCAGACGAGCAGCGCTCTATCACGGACTATTTGCAGAACGTGACGGAAGGGTTTGCGGTTGTCTGCGTGATGAATAACACGCCGGATAACCGTGGTCAGGCGGCCTCGTTCGATGTTGTCGATACGGTCCGCTCAGAGTTGTGGCGCGCGCTGCTGGGGTGGCAGCCGGACGATAACGCACATCCGATATCGTATGCGGGCGGTCAACTGATCCAGATGGATCGGGGGCGTCTTTATTATCAGTTCGACTTTATCCGCACGCTGGAAGTCAGCGAGGACGATACGCGCCAGCAGCAAGACCTGAACGCGTTGGACGTGCTGCAGGAAATTGGTGTCGATGTTGACTATATCGATCCCGGCAACGGGCCTGACGGCAACATCGAGCATCACACCGAAATAACCTTCAAAAACGAGTAAAGCCCATGTTTGTGAAACCCAAAGACGGGCGGTCAGTTCCTGACCCGGCCCGAGGTGACGTATTGCCTGAATCCGGGCGAAACGTAGAGGGCAATGTCTACTGGTACCGGCGTTTAAACGACGGGGATGTGGAAATTGTCGATCGTAAAAAAAAAGAAACCGAAACCAGTGAGGTGAGTCAATGAGTGTCAGTTTCAACAGCATCCCGTCGAATATCCAGGTGCCGCTGTTCTGGGCTGAAATGGATAACAGCGCGGCGAACACGACGTCCGACGGCGCTGCGCCTGCGCTGATCATTGGCTATGCCAATAGCGACGCGAGCATTCAGCGCAATGCATTGACCATTATGCCGTCGGCGGGCCTTGCCGGCAGTCTGGCTGGGCGCGGAAGCCAGTTGGCGCGAATGGTCGCCAGCTACCGCAGTATCGATCCGTTCGGTGAGTTATGGGTGATTGCCCTTGATGCCCCCAGCGCGGGTGCCGCTGCATCCGGCGCGCTGACGTTGACCGGAAATGCGCAGGAGTCCGGCACCGTCTATCTCTACATCGGCAATGTGCTGGTGCAGGCCGGTGTGACCGCCGGTGAAACGGCGGCAGATGTGGCGGCGACCGTATCAGCGGCCATCAATGCCAACGTGGACTTACCCGTGACGGCGGCTGTCGCTGATGCCGTGGTCACGCTGACGGCGCGCCATGCTGGGTTGACTGGCAATGAGATCCCGTTAGCCCTGAACTACTACGGGTTGGTGGGCAGCCAGACGACACCGAGCGGCATTAACATCGATATCAAAGCCATGAGCGGCGGCAGCGGTGTACCTGATCTGACGGGCGCGGTGGCGGCGATGGGCGATGAGCCGTTCGACTTCATCGCGTTCCCGTTCAATGACTCTTCGTCGGTTTCTACCATTCACGCTGAGCTGGCCGACCGCTGGGGCTATGCGCGGCAGCTGTACGGACACGTGTACTCGGCAAAGATCGGATCCCTGTCCGAGCTGGTGGCTTTCGGCTCCTCGCTGAATCTGGAACACATCACCGTGGCTGGGTACGAGCAGGATATTCATACCGCCGCCGATGAACTGGCCGCGCTGCGCACAGCGCGAAATGCGGGATTCATTCGCAATGACCCGGCCCGCCCGACGCAAACCGGCGAATTGACGGGGGCATTGCCTGCGCCGAAGGGCTCGCGGTTTATTTTCTCGGAACAGCAATCGCTGCTGACGCATGGGATCGCCACTGCGTATGTGGAAAGCAGTTCGCTACGCATTCAGCGCGATATCACGATGTACAAGAAAAACGCGTTTGGCGTCACGGACAACAGCTTTCTGGACAGTGAAACGTTGCACACTAGTGCTTACGTATTGCGTCAGTTGAAGTCGGTCATTACCAGCAAATACCCGCGCCATAAGCTGGCCAGCGACGGTACGCGGTTTGGTGCTGGCCAGGCGATTGTGACACCGGCAGTGATCCGCGGGGAAATGCTGGCGGTCTATCGCAAGATGGAGCGCGCCGGGATCGTTGAAAATTACGATCTGTTCAAAAAATACCTGATTGTTGAGCGTAACGCGGATAACCCGAATCGTCTGGATGTTCTGTTCCCGCCGGATTACGTCAACCAGCTGCGTATTTTCGCGCTGGTCAATCAGTTCCGTTTGCAATATAGCGCAGAGGAGGCCGCTTAATGGCTCGCATTGCAGGTACCTGCTATTTCAAAATTGACGGTCAGCAATTGTCGCTGACCGGGGGCGTTGAAGTGCCGATGAACACCACGGTGAAAGAAGATGTGATGGGGTTGGATGGCTCTGTCGACTATAAGGAAAGCTTCCGCGCCCCTTATGTGAAGGGCACGTTTAAGGTTCCTTCCTCTTTCCCGGTAGACAAGATCACCTCCTCGGACACGATGACCATCACGGCCGAACTGGCAAACGGTCAGGTATATGTCCTGTCTGGCGCGCACCTATCCGGTGAAGCGAATCACGATGCAGAGAACGGCACGGCCGATCTGGAATTCCACGGCGAAGAAGGGGGCTATCAATAATGGAACTGCTACTCACAAAACCTATCATGGCGCACGGTGAAAAGCTGCATGTGCTGGAGCTGCGCGAACCCACGTACGCAGAAGTACAGCAGTTCGGCCTGCCATTCTCCTATGGCGCGGCAGGCGAGACGAAAATCGACACTGGCGCCGCGTTGCGTTATATCCCGGTGCTGGCGGGTATTCCTCCGTCGGCGGCCGAGAAAATGGCGCTGCGTGATGTGACCGTCGCGTCTATGTCGATCCTCGGTTTTTTTATGGGGTCGGGCGACTCGACCAGCTCCGAAGCCGACTCTACAACGTCTGCCATTTCTGGCGAATAAACCCACTTGAACTGAAACACGTCGGCCTGTCTGAATTTATGGAGCTGGAGGAGCAGGCCGTGCGCATTAACGGGGAATTGAATAATGGCCGATAGTTTCCAGCTGAAAGCGATTATCACCGCTGTCGATAAGCTGTCTGAACCGCTCAAGGGAATGAGCAAAAAAATGCGTGGGTTCCAGAAGGAGTTCAGCAGCGTGATGGCCGGTGCAGCAGCGATGGGGGCAGGGATCAGTACAGCATTTGCCTACCCGATTTCGCAGGCGATCAGCTTTGAATCTGGGATGGCCGACGTAAAAAAAGTGGTGAACTTTGAGACGCCAGAGCAGTTCAAGCAGATGGGGGAGGATATTCTGAACCTGTCTACTCAGCTGCCGATGGCGGCGGAAGGGATCGCCCAGATTGTGGCGGCGGGCGGGCAGGCCGGTATCGCGCGCAACGAGTTATCCAAATTTGCCGCCGATGCGGTGAAAATGGGGATCGCATTTGACCAGACGGCGGAACAGTCCGGCCAGATGATGGCGCAGTGGCGTACCGCGTTCAAAATGGGCCAAACCGAAGTTGTTGCGCTGGCAGATAAGATCAACTTTCTCGGCAACAACGGCCCGGCGAACGCCGCGAAAATCTCTGATATTGTGACTCGAATCGGTCCTCTGGGTTCCGTTGCCGGGGTGGCCTCTGGGGAAATTGCGGCGATGGGCGCGACGATCTCCGGCATGGGCGTTGAGTCAGAAATTGCGGCCACCGGTGTTAAAAATTTCATGCTGTCGCTGACGTCGGGTAAATCAGCCACCGCCTCTCAGAAAAAAGCATTGAATTTTTTGAAAATCAATCCCAAGCAGCTTGCTGCGGATATGCAGAAAGATTCCAAAACAGCAATCTTGCACGTTCTGGACTCACTAGCGAAGGTGTCAAAGGCCGATCAGCCGGCTGTCCTGACTGCATTGTTTGGGACCGAATCAAGTGGAGCGATTGCGCCGCTATTAGCCAATCTGGATCTACTGCGAACTAATTTCAATCGAGTGTCTGATGCCCAGCAATACGCGGGGTCTATGCAGCAGGAATATGAATCACGAGCAGCAACCACGGCTAACAGCATTGAGTTGATAAAGAATCAGTTCAATGCGGCCAGTATTACGATCGGTAGCATATTCCTTCCGGATATTGTTGAACTAACGAAAAAGATGCAGCCCTTTCTGGAGAAATTCAGAAACTGGTCCAGAGCGAATCCCGATATGATTCGTCGTGTTCTTAAGCTGGGTGCGACGCTGGTTGGTGTATCGGCCGGGGTAGGGTTAGTGACCAAAACGTTCCGCGCAATGGAAGCGGTAATGAAAATGTCTACCCTGGGAAAAATGGTCACGCTGATGGTGATTGGTGCCGGGCTGATTGTGGACAACTGGGACACCGTCGGGCCGGTGGTCAAAAATGTCGCCGATCAGGTAAATAGTTTCGTGCAGTCTATTGGCGGATGGGAAAATATCATGACCAGCGTCGCCACATTTACTGCGGGGAAATGGCTCACCGATATGGTGACAGGGATCGGGGGCGCAAATAAAGAGGCTGGCGGGCTGAAAAATAACCTTCGCAGCATCGCGCAGATGGGGGTGATCACCGTCACTATAGGCGTCATGTTTGATCTCATGAAACGCCTGGATAAACTGCATGAAGAGGCCTCAAATCAGCATGTTGATGTAGGGACATATCTCACGAATAACCTGCATAAGAAGGACGAGGAACGCGGTTACACCGGGTTTGTGCCTCGGCTAAAAGAGCTGCTGGGCATGCAGGTGCATAAAGACTCGGATAAGTTGCGATTAGATGTAGGGACTGTGCTGGACAGTAACGGCGGCCCCAAGGAAGACAGAACCGACCATGCTGGGTTCTTATTTAAGCTGAAAGAAATTCTGGGTGTGGATCCGAATTATGACCCGATGAAGCCGGTTCTTACGCCTAAGCAATCGGCAGAAATTACCGTGAAGTTCGACAATTCACCCCAAGGTATGCAGGTTATCCCTGCTGGTGGCGGATCTCTACCTTGGCTTAACTATGATGTTGGTTATAACAGATTTTCTTCGTCAGGGAAGTGAACTAAAATTCAAATCTGTTCATTTTTAAAGGGAGTTTATTGATGTCTGTTTGTAAAATTGGCGCTTTATTTATCACAGCAACTTTATTTTCTTGTTCAGCGGTCGCGAACGAATTACCTGATAAAGAAACAAAATTTATCGAGATAGTGACTAATGCAATTTCGGAAACTTCCTCAGCTAAAAATGATATGCAACGTGGGGGCATAAAAGTCCGTAGAGACGATGCAATCTGTAAGGGACTCAAGAAACGAACTGTGAGTGGCTGGATAGGCAAAGTCAAAACGATAGATTCGAACAGCGATGGTAAGGGTGTTTTTGAAGTTGAAATTGCCAAAGATGTGGCCTTGAAGACTTGGAATAATGCATTTTCCGATGTGAACTATGGGACCTTAATTGATCCTCGTTCAAAGCTTTTCGGGGAAGCGTCATCTTTAAATGTGGGTGATAAAGTCATCTTTTCTGGGTCATTCTTTAGGGGAGGCGAATCTTGCATCAAGGAATCTAGCATGAGCTTGTCGGGGGGCTTGAAAGAACCTGAATTTATATTCAAGTTTACAGATATAAAAGCGCTTAATTAGTAGGTAATGGTCTTGTCTGAAAGCCCACCTATGTGGGCTTTTTATCAGCCAAATCTGTCTTTAAATTTTTGCGTGCTTTGCCTGCGATTCATCTTGCCGTTGCAATATGGGCAAAGATGCTGAGTTTTGCCATCAATCTTCCATGTATAGTACGTCTTCTTAAAGGTTGTTCCACAGACGTCACAGCGACTAGGTTTGAAAAATCCGGCAATAATAATCACTACGATTATAATAACAACTAGTTCCATATTTTCCTTTGTGGGTATAGTGAGCCTAGTTATTTATTTTTGACCTGACTTTCCAGCTTTTCCAGTCGATCTCTAATTTCATCTAATAGCGGTTTTGGCGGTTCTCCCATTGAGTTAACCCAAGCCTCTATTGCTAAAACCATTTCTGCGTTTGCCGATCTTCCGTTGGCCTCAGCTAATTTAACGACTTTTTCCTTAATGTCTTCGGGTAGACGCAGGTTTACTTGTGGATGCCTGTATTTTCGCTCTGACATTTTCACTCCTGCACCGGTGAAAGCGGGTGCTACGCATTTTTATAGATATTAAATGCGTACCTATTGACTATCAATGCGTACCTAAATACTATGTATGCATAGCGAATACAGTGGGGTATGAGATGAAAGTAAAAACGTTACGGCTGCCTGATTGGCTGGAAAGCGCGATGGCAGAGTTGGCGCGAAAGGGAGATCGCTCATTTAGTAAGGAGGCGGTAAGGGCTATGAGGGAGTATGCAGAACGTCAGGGTGTGAAGTGTCCAGAATGAGTGAAGCCCCAACTGCGCGAACAGTCAGGGCTTCGGTATCAACAAAACTGAATGGGAATTATTGACATGGCAAGTATATCAATTATTGAAGCAGTTAACACCTCCGTAGTTCAATTTCACGGACAACAAATCATCACATCGATGGTATCCGGGATCGCTTATGTTGCGATGCGACCAATTGTAGAAAACATCGGTATTGATTGGGCTGCCCAGTTCGTAAAGCTTAAAAAGCAAAGTGAAAAGTACGGGTGTTGTGATATCGCAACACCTTCAAGTGGAGGTCTTCAAAAGATGCTTTGCATTCCACTCCGCAAACTCAATGGTTGGTTGTTCAGCATCAACCCGGCAAAAGTTCGCGCTGATATCCGCGACAAGCTGATCCAGTATCAGGAAGAGTGTTTTACGGCGCTATACAACTATTGGACAAAAGGCGCAGCCGTTCGCAAAGAGCAAGAAACATCAGTGGACGATCGCACCCCGTTGCGAGGAATCGTTAATCGCATCATGGGTAAGTACGGCATGACTTATCAAGCCGTCTACAAACTGGTGCATAAAGAATTTGGCGTAAAGCACATTGAAGAGCTTTCGCCGAAACAGACGGCTGAGGCGATCGAATATCTGGCCGCTAAAGCCATTGAGGGAGAATTTTTAGGAAAAGATATTCAGTCAGCATCTGTCCGAAAGCAATTCACAGACAATGAACTGTGTGAGTTGGCCTGGTTGTGGAAGTACTCACAAGCAATGATTGCAGCGTGCAAGGATGTATATCCTTTGCTGGATGTCGCGGAACACCGTTTGGCTGCCCGTTTCTTTTCAATCGGCCACGAGTATCCCCGAACTATTAACAAAGCGAGAGAGTTTTTAAGGCGAGAAACTTCTCATATTGAATATCAACCACGGGCGGATGATAACTGGAGCAGGGTGCTTCCGCATTTGCGGCAGATATTGAACCAATAATTTTAAAAATAAATGGCATAAAGAAACCCGCTTCGGCGGGTTTTTTTATGCCCGGAGATCGCATGAGTTGGATTGATAACCTACATGATGCCTCATTACGTGGGGTGAAATTCAAGATCAGTGGTGATGAAGCACAGTTTGGTCGGCGGGTGCAGGTCCATGAATACCCGAACAGGGATAAACCCTATTCTGAGGATTTAGGGCGGGCCACCCGGCATTTTTCGGTCGAGGCATACGTTATCGGCGATGATTTCATGGAACAGCGCAACCGGCTGATTCAGGAGATCGAAAAAGAGGGACCGGCAACGCTGATTCACCCTTACTACGGCGAGATGAGCATCACCATTAATGAGCTGGCCAGAATCTCACATGCCAACGATGAAGGCCGGATGTGTCGTATCGCTTTCTCGTTCGTCGAAGCGGGCGAACTGTCATTTCCCACCGCGGGACTAGCAACCGGTAAAAAGCTGGCATCCTCGGTTTCATGGCTCGACGAGTGCATTGAATCGGCGATGGAGGCGTTCGGTCTGGACGGGCTGCCGGACTTTATCAACGACGGTGTGTTGGATGACGCTAGCGCGATGATGGACTTTGTGACCGACGCATTCAAGTACGTTGATGCTGGGGTGACGGCCGCCGCCCGGCTAATGAACGGCGACCTGACCGTATTGCTTGGCAGCGGCAGCAGCGCGATGAACTTCGTCAACCGTCTGCAAACGATGTGGCGCGCCGGAACGCGTCTCAGTGGTGACACAAAATCGTTGGTGTCGATGATCACAGGATTGACGGGAGTCACGGCCGGTCATGATCTGGCCCCGCGGGGCGTGTGGTCCACCGACAGCACAACCACGCAAAGCCGCAAGACCCAAAGCAACCATGTGGCACAGGCCATTCGAGTATCGGCAATCAGTGAGGCTGCCTATACGGTCACCTCATTGCCTAAGCCTGCCCAGGCTCGCGTAGCGTCTCAGCCACTTTCAAAAGTACTGCCACAGTCATCGACGCAGTCAGGGGCGAACGCATTAATCTCTGGGGGTGGAGGGGCTCCAGCTATAGTCACTATTCCGCATCCTGCGGTGACAGATATCGATATCTCTGAGACGACGACTAATGCCGGTACGACGACGTCAACTGCTGCGGCGACGGTGCCGTCATGGGACGATCTCACCGAAGTGAGAGAGTCGTTGAATACGGCGATAGACCGCGAGTTAGAACGCGTCACCGACGATACGCTGTTTCAGGCGCTGGTGCGGGTGCGTTCTGACGTTAACAGCGATATCTCTAGCCGTCTTGTGCTCGCTGCGCGCGTCACGGAGCGTCGAACCACCGAGGTTCTGCCCGCCATAGTTTTAGCCGCTGATTGGTACGACTCGGTCGAGAGGGCCGATGAGATCATGGCGCGAAACAATATCCAGCATCCCGGCTTCGTCCCGGTCACCACACTGAGGGTTCCCACGCAATGAGCGAAAATTTGGTAACGCTGCGCATTAACGGGCGCGAGTGGGGCGGTTGGACGTCTGTACGGATCTCTGCCGGCATCGAGCGTATCGCCCGTGACTTTAACGTGCAAATTACCCGGCAGTGGCCGGGGGACACCGATCAGCGAAACATCAAGTCCCGGATTCAACGCGGTGACGTGGTGGAGGTGCTGATTGGTGATGACCTGGTGATCACCGGATACGTCGAGGCAACGCCGGTACGATATGACGCGAACAGCAAAGTCTTGGGGATTTCTGGTCGCAGCAAGACCTGTGACCTGATTGATTGCTCTGCAGAGCCAAAACAGTATGAGTCCCGTTCTGTGTCTCAGGTGGCAGCAGACCTCGCGGAGCCTTTCGGTATCTCAGTTATCGATGCTACTGACAACGGTACTCTGCAAAGCGTTCAGGCCGATCAGGGGGAAACGGTCATTGATGTGCTGAATAAAATGCTGGGATTGGCGCCCACTCTGGTTTACGACAATGAGAAAGGGCAGTTGGTGATCGGGGATATCGGCATTACGCAGGCTACGACGGCGTTGGTGTTGGGTGAAAACATCCTGTCCTGTGATACCGAGCAATCTATCCGCGAGCGGTTCAGCGTGTACTCGGTTTCTGGCCAACGAAAATCTGATGATGAAGATTTCGGGGAGGCGACAACGTCCGCTATCCGGGCGGAAACGGTCGACAATGGCATTGCGCGATATCGGCCGCTGATTATCCGGCAAACGGGCAACGCTACGACCGGGTCATGCGGTGATCGCAGCGAATTTGAAATGCAGCGCCGCGCCGCGAGAACGGACGAAACCACTTACACCGTTCAGGGGTGGCGCCAGGGGAATGGCGCGCTGTGGCAACCGAATATGACAGTCATTGTCTGGGATCCTGAGCTGGGGTTCGACAACCGGGAAATGGTGATCGCTGAGGTCAATTATCAGCAGGATGAGAGCGGGACAATCACGGAGTTACGTGTCGGTCCGTCGGAAGCCTACCTGCATAAGCCAGCGAAAAAAGCCAAGCGGAAGAAACAAAAAGAGGAGGACTTCTGATGGCGAACCCCTTCGTATCACTCAGTCGAATGGTATCGAACATGCTCTCACGGGCCGTTGTCCGTGGGCGGACATCGGCGACGAAATGCCAGCAACTACAAATCGAGATGGCGGGTGGAGAGGGCAAATCCGACATTGAGCATCTGGAGCCTTACGGCTTTACTTCCGCCCCGCAAGCCGGTGCTGAGGCGCTGGCGGTTTACCTCGACGGCGATCGTAGTCACGGCGTTGTGCTGGTGGCTTCAGACCGACGTTACCGGGTCAAAAACCTACAAGCGGGCGAGGTCGCCATTTACACCGACGAGGGCGACAGCATCGTGCTCAAACGCGGAAAGTTGATTGAGGTCAGCACGGACACGCTGATCGTCAATGCGACAAAGAAAATGACGGTGAACACCCCTCTGTTCGAGGTTCCTTCCGGTGAGGTGACGGACAAAACGTCAACCATGCAGAAGATGAGAGATACCTTTAATGTTCACAATCATCCAGGTGATAGCGGCGGCATGACGGGCTCACCGACCGCACCGATGGGGTAACACATGATATTAACGATGAATGGGGTGTCACGTACCGTGTCGTTCCCGACCGATCCCCTGACGCGAGCGGTCATTATCTCTATCGCGACCTGGCGCCGTGCTGGTTCTGACGACGACGTTGACCAGGTCATGGGCTGGTGGGGGGACTGCTATCCCTCGGTACAAAACGACCGTATCGGCTCCCGCCTTTACCAGCTTCGCCGCGAGAAGATCACCAACAAAACACCGGGCCGGGTCCGGGATATGTTGCGCGAATCACTGCAATGGATGGTTGATGATGGCGTCGCGGCCCGCGTAGAGGTGGCCGCTGAACGCNCCGGCATCAGCACAATACAGGCCACGATCACCATCAGTAAATCTGACGGCACAACAGTGTCGATTGCTTTTAACGACCTATGGAGTGAATTAGATGGCTGATAGCGGATATTCCCGCCAGACGCTCCCCCAGTTAATTACCACCATCCGAAACGACGTTCTTACCCGATTATCTTCCGATTCCACGCTGGCGCAGCTGCGACGCAGTGATGCAGAGGTGTATTCCCGCGTCCAGGCGGCGGCGGTGCATACGGTCTACGGGTACATCGACTATCTGGCGCGGAACCTGCTGCCGGATTTGGCGGATGAAGACTGGCTGACGCGGCACGGCAACATGAAACGGGTAACACGTAAGGCCGCCGTCGCGGCATCGGGTTACGTTCGCTGGGATGGTGCGACGGACGGCCTCAAAATTGATGAGGGCGTGGTCATTCAACGTGATGATCGGGTGTCGTTTACGACAACGTCGGCGGCCACCACTACCGGCGGAGTGTTACGGGTCCCCGTAACCTGTGATACGGCAGGAGAAACAGGGAACACGGACGACGGGATCACCATGAGGTTGGTTAACCCAATCTCCGGCTTGTCTTCTGCCGGACAGGCCGACAGCATTCAGGCGGGTAGCGATATCGAGAGCCTGGAAGATTTCAGAGCCCGGATCATTGAGCGTTGGTACTGGACGCCACAGGGCGGCGCTGACAGTGATTATATCGTCTGGGCTAAAGAGGTGGCGGGGGTGACCCGTGCGTGGACGTACCGGCATTGGATGGGGACAGGAACAGTCGGTGTGATGATCGCTAACAGCGACATGATCGATCCGGTGCCGGATGCGGCAACGGTCGCTGCCGTGCAATCCTACATTGAGCCGCTGGCGCCCGTGGCGGGTTCTAAGCTGTATGTGTTTGCCCCCATCCCTAAATCCATCGACGTGCATGTTCGTATCACGCCTGACACAGAGGAAACCCGGCAGGCGGTAATTGCTGAGCTGCGCAGCATGCTGTTTCGCGATGGCATCCCGAGCGGGGTAATAAAACCGTCCCGCATCAGTGAAGCGATCAGTATCGCGACGGGAGAATATAGCCATGTGCTGGTAGGCCCTTCCGCCGATATCACGCTGGGAGCCAGTGAGCTGGCCGTGCTGGGGACCGTGTCATGGACCTGACGAATCAATATCAGTATTTGCTGGGCGTGCTGCTGCCACGCGGACCAGCCTGGGATAGCGACGACCCCCTGCTTATGGGGCTGGCCCCGTCGCTGGCGTCGGCACATCAGCGCGCTGACGATCTGATGCTGGAAATAGACCCACGCACCACCTCAGAATTGATTGGCCGCTACGAGGATATTTGCGGCCTTCCTGATAGTTGTGCTCCGGCAGGTGTTCAAACGTTGACGCAGCGGCGCCAGCGGCTGGACGCCAAAATCAATGTGCAAGGTGGGATCGATGAAGATTTCTACCTGCGACAGTTGGAGGCGCTGGGTTACCCAGATGCGACGATCACCCGGTTCGATACCAGCCCATTCCGCTGCACATCCCCCTGCACCGAATCCCTTTATTCAGAAGAGTGGCGCTATTACTGGATCGTCAACATGCCAGCGGCCACGAAAATAGACAACATGACGTGCATCAGCGCGTGCACGGACAGCTTAAGAACATGGGGCGAAACGACCGCGGAATGCGTGATCGAAAAACTCTGTCCCTCAAACACCTACGTTATTTTCAAATACCCGGAGTGATTTATGCATCGAATTGATACCAGCACCGCGCAGGTCGATAAGTTTGGCGCGGGAAAAAATGGATTTACCCGCGGCAATCCGCAAACAGGCACATTGGCGACAGAGCTGGACGATGATTATTTTGATGCCGTACAGGAAGAAATCTGTGCTGTCATTGAGGCCGCCGGGGTTTCTTTAAACAAAGGTAATCGGAGCCAACTATTAGCGGCCCTGCAATCGTTGTTTTTACAGCCCAAAAATAATTTTTCTGAAATTTCTCAGAGGGGAAGTGACGCAGTCAACGCCGCACACTCTAATTTAGGTTTGGGAGGGGCTGCCAGATTAGGTGTTGCCACTAGCGGCCAGATGGCCGAGGGGAAAAGCAGCAGTCTCCTTCCTACTGTAGAAGCAGTCATGAGCTTATTTAATAAGCGCAATTTTCTAAGCAATGACTACATCCGGATCCCCGATGTTTCTGGAGGGTTAATTATTCAATGGGGAACGGCAAGTGTCTCGCAGGGTAGCAGTATGGCTGTGGCACTTCCCGTGTCATTTTCTACAGCATGTCTTTCCGTAATGGTAAGTAACGCGGGAAACAACACCCCTATCGCATTCGGCGCGGCTGGAGCGCCCAATAAAACCTATTTCAACCTGTATTCAGCGAAAGCTACTGGTGCAGCAGCAGACCCTGGCACAACTTGGAACTGGTTAGCCATCGGCTTTTAAAATAACGAGGTAATTCACATGATCGAAGATGGTGTTTTCTATTCAGAAACGCTCAATGGCTTTATCCCGCAAGCGTGGAAAGACGACGGGAGTTATTCGGATGAGACTTGGCCGGATGATGCAGTACTTCTCACTGATGAAGAGAAGTCTACTTATTGGAAGCAAAACGCTCCGGAAGGTAAAAAGCTAGGCGGGGTGAATGGGCGCCCCGAGTGGGTGGGCATTCCTGAACCCACGAAAGAGGTGTATGTTTCTTCGGCGGTTGAGAAGAAAAAGGAACTCTTGCAAGAAGTAAATACCGCTACCCAAATTTGGCAAACTCAACTTGCTCTTGGAATGATCTCTGACTCAGACAAAAACACTCTCATCTCATGGATGAAGTATGCGCAGCAAGTTCAGGCTATCGATACAGCGTTGGCTCCGGATATTACGTGGCCGGATAAACCTTCCTGA